GGTTATTTGCTCTGGTAGTAAGCGTGCCAATCTCTGACTCAAGAGCAGAAGCAGATTCCTGGTCAAGAGCATCAACTAATCCAGCGGCAAGCTCAGCAGCAGCCCGTAGGTCTGTTGCAATAACACCGTCTTGGATGACGACTGGATTGATGCTGCTGAGTGATCGATTGTCTTTTAGACCAGATAGGTCAATAAGGGGAATCTTATCTCGCTTTACGCCGATAGTGCTAAAGTCGTCAACAGAATACCCTTCGGAAGCAACTGGGACGGCAGAGGTGACTTCGTAAACCGTGCCTTGGATATCAGTGGCGTATGTCCTACCGTTTGGCAGTTCGTAAACAAACCCGTTGGGGTTGTTGTTACCATCAACAATCTTCTTGCCAGTAATAGAAATAACAGATGCGATAGTGGTTCCATCTGGTAGAACCGTGTAGCTTACATACTGGTATGAGCCATTCTTGTAGTTAAGGCCCTTTGCCCTTGGTGGCTCGGTGGTAAATACTCCAGTATCCTTATTCCATACCCTTACAGCCTGACCAGTGGATAGCGCAAGATTGTTTTCGACAGTGGTATTGATATTCTCCCAAGGGAGTTCCTCTCCACTGAGGGCGCCGCTTAGGGTTAGCGCTCCCTGTGTGTGCTGCCCATTCATTGCATTCAATTCGTTCTGAATAACGGTTGCTTGCTGCTCGTACATCTGGAATGCTGGGGCCTTGCCATAGTATGACTTCTCTCCAGAGAGGAACTTTCGGTACTCATTGTCATAGAAGGCAATAAGCTGATCATCGCCCCTTGCATTTGATGTGTCACGGAGGTGCTTGCTTGAGACTACAGCATACTCGTCAAAGGTCGTAAGCGAACCGTTCGTTGTGGCTGCGCCAACCCAATCATCCCAGTTGGCGCTACCACCAGCGGCAGTAATGGTCTGTGCGTCAGTGATGCCGCTCTTTAGGGCGTCATCAAACCATCGTCGGAAACTTGCTCCGTCAGTGATCTTGAGCCGAGCAAGTGTTGGGCCAAGAGCATTTGGATTGTCGTCAATCCACTCCGCATAAAGACCCATAAGCTCTGGGTTGTCGCGCAACTTCTTGAGCACATCCTTTGGATCGCTCATAATGTCGCCAATGCCAATATCAACGCCGCCGATCTGTGCCTGTGCCAGACCAAAGACGTCGTTGAGATCTGCCAATGTGGTATTAAGTCGAGCATTGATTGGGCTATCCCCAACGGCAATACTTGCCTGAGCGATGCTTGCTCCAATAGAAGTGTAGAGATCGCTGTCCTTTGAGATGTTGGACTGAACTAGTCGATTCTTAAATCCATTAGCCCACGAGCGGAATTGCGCGTTGGTTGCAGTGCCAGCCTTAATTCGGTTCTGCCACTTGGTTGCCTCTGCGTTCCACTCGTACTGGAAGGCATCATAGATTGCGTTCTTGTAGGCGGTGCTATCTGGGTCAAGCACCTTGATTGACTCAAGGGTGATCCTCTGGTATTCAGCGGCGGTGAGTTCGCCACGGACAAGGCGCTGACCCTGATACTTTAGGTAAGCATTTGTCGTTGTCTCAATAGCATTTGCGTAATCCGCCAAGTCATTTGGGTCAGTCGATGTCTGTGCCTCATTCCCAAGGAAGTTGATGATATCCTGGTAGTTAGAACCATCCGTTGTATTAAATGTAGAAATCAGTTCATTAAACTGCTTCTTCACATCGTAGTTATTAAGGTCTGCCTTCTTCTGGAAAATAGCCTGGTACTCCAGGGTTCCAGGAGTGTACCCAGCATTCGATGCCCACTGGTCGTAGAACGCTTGGATATCGTCTGCCGTAGGAACGGAGCCATTGTAGGCGGTTCCAGTTCGGTAGGCGTTCAGCAAGGCCTGCTCTTCATTGGCGTTTCGCTCGCGCAGAAGGCTGGTAATCAACGCGGTAAGGTTCTGTCCGCCCGAATTCGGGTTTGTGAATCGTCCTCGTCGTGCCATTATGCAAGTACCTCATTGGTGCCAGTCGGCGCTGGGAGAAGGTTTTCTTCCCCTGGCGCTGCGGCGTTTTCTGGCATAGCTTCAGGCGGCAACTGCGCCTGGTTCTCTGGTTGGTTTAGGGACTGGCTCCCAGGAACGCCCTGCTGCATCGTGCGTTGGGCATTTTCAGCCTGTTGCTGCGTCAGCATGGCTTGCTCCTGGAGCTGGGCCTGTCCTTGCATTTGCATCTGCTGCATCTGCTGCATTACCTGAGCCATCGTTGCGACGGATGCAGGGTTCAGCGTTGCGTCAGTCTGCTCATCACGGATGAGGTCCTTCTCGCCAATCGGATCTTCCACGCCCACTCGATCCATGGCACGCTCGGCGCTCCACAGTCGGTTCTGGACAAGGTTAATCGCAGTGCTGGCAAGTTCCAGCGTGTCTCGCGGCGTCAGTTCTGGCGCAACGATGTCAATGCGGTACTGACCGCCAATGATCTCGGCAACGGCTGGATTCTTGATCTCCCAGATTCGGGCGCACATCTCCCATACCTGTCGCATCCACTGGTAGAACACCTTGCGCTTAGGGGCAAGGCGTGCTTCGTAGTTGGCGATGAGCGCGGCGATGGCTCGTGAGGAACCAAGTACCTGCGCTGGAGCGAGACCAAGGAGCAGGTCGTTTAAGCCCGTTGCCACAGCAAGCTCTCGGTCGATACGACCGATGTACTGCTCAATCTGGAACGATGGGATGAACGGCTGAATGGCACGAAGTTCGTTGCCAGGGCCAGGGGTTGCAACGCGACCTGGCTTTGGTAGCGCGTTCGGCGGCACCTCATCAGGAGCCTCTGGTCCGACCAGCTGCCACATCTGACCACCGACAATGGACTGAATCATCTGCGCCATGGCGGTGACTCGCTCGTCCTTTTCGCGGAGCAGTTGCTCGGCATCGTAGAGTGCTGGCTTACCGTATGGGCTGCCAGGGATCTTGCCGTTTGGTAGGTGAACATAGGGGATCTGCCCCTGATACTCTGGGTGCGCGTCGTTCTTTACCAGCGAGTTGCCGACAAAGATTGCGTTGTACACGAGCGGAGCCTTACCTGGCTTGGTTGGCACCTTGTACCAGTAGTCGTAGACCTCAACCTGCATCTGCTCGTAGGCAGTCTCTCGGCGGAGCGGATTGCGCTCAAAGGTGTTGGACCACACGTTGCCGATTGGGTCATCGTGTGTGCCACGGGTGGTGTATGGGAAATACTTGTCGCCCTGCTTGACAGGGATGACCTCAACGCCGTAGTCCTCTTGGACTGACTGAGGTGACATACCGTAGCAGTAGAGCGCCCAGTCTAGGCGATTGAAGTCGCTATCACCGAACCCAAGGTAGAGGTTCTCTGGTCGCTCAATGACGCTGATCTTCGGCAGTTCGGCAACTGGATCCCAGTACACCTTTGCCGCCGTGTGGCCATAGAGTTCCTTGAGAAGCGCAGCGTGCTCGTGCAGCAGGTCCATCTCATTGGCGTCCCACCAGCGGAAGTAGAGTCGCTCGCGCAGTTGCGCGGCATCTCGGTCTTCCGCCGTTGCCCCAGTTGGAACGTAATTGACGACTGGTCGCACAGCCTGAATGGAAGCTGGGATCTGCACATAGGCATGGTGAATGTTGACCGAGACGTGTGCTCGACCAGCGAGTCGTGCGCTCGGATCATCCGCCCAGTGATCGGCACCACCAAGGGTGATGGTCTCTGGATGGTAGAGGTTGTCCATGCGGCGGAAGAGTGAGCGGAGTCGGTTCTGCTCTGGCTCCACCAACTGCTTGCGACCAAGGATCTCCTGAAGGAGAAGGTGCTCTTCGTTCTGGTTTGGATCAATGCCCTGACCACTGAGAGCCGTCTCCAGCATCTTGACGGAAGCCTGTTCGCCAAGGGTGAGCTTCTCAAAGTTGGGCTTGATGCGTGCCGAAGCGCGGTTGCGGACCGAGATGGATGGATCGTTGATGCCGATTCCAGCAGCACCAGAAACAGGTCGGTTTGGCTGACCCTTGACCGAACCCTGCTTGTTGACCGTGATGTTGGTAAAGACTGGAGCAGTCGCAATTGGCTTGCCCTTGGCAGCCGAAGCAACGATCTTCTGACCCTTGGCTAGTTTACGCGCCTTCTCGGTGGCAGAGCTAATAGAGGCAATCTGCTCAGGCGTGGCGATATCAGGGTCAGTCGTGTACTGCGCTGGAATCGCCCGCGTTCCCTCGAACGCTGCGGGGATCTTTCGTACCTTGTCGGCCATCAGTCACTCACTCCAAAATATGTGAACACTGGATCGTTCACGGGCTTCTCTGGGTTTCTCAAAGCGTGTCGCACAGCGATTGCCAGTGCCATCACCGCATCTTGCTCCAGCTTCTTATCGTCCAATTTGTAGGTGAGGAGTTGTCTTCGCAACTCATCCCACGCACCGCCAGTTGGCAGTTCGATTTGTCCCTTGTCTAGGACCGCCTTCAAGTCATTGAGGAGTTCTACCTTCTTCGCTTTAGTGCCACCGAAGTCAAATCCTCGGAGCGGCTTGATGATGCTGAACTCCTGCTGAAATAGTCGTCCACCGAGTCCTGTGGAGTCGACGATGGTGGTGCAGTACGCACCGTCTTGTTGGTAGAGGAGGTGTCCTTCGCGGACCATATTCACGACGGCAGAGATGCTCTGCTTTCCGCCACGCTTACGAATCCGCGTACCGCGAAGGCACTTTCTGTCAGTAATGTCGAGTGTAATCGCCCACGTTGCGTCATGTGAAATCCCTGGGTCTACACCCTGGACATACTTATGGTGACGTGTCGGGCCTGACTCTTCGACTCCTGATTTAAACACTGCTTGAATGGACTGAGACCAGAAGAATGCGTCTCGCGACTCAATGAAGAATCCGTCAATGTTCTGCGGAATAAGGTATTCCGCTTGCTGACGAACCACATCATCAAAGTTCTCTTGGGTCAGTCCGTATCCGATGTTGTCCCGCGTAGACAATCGGAACGAGATGAACTTTTCGTCGCGGGCTGGGTTGTCGGGGTTCCCCTTCTCCCAAAGATCCGCGTATTCGTTGAATCCCTCAGTCGGCGTCCCAATGAAAT